AATGTAGAGAGAATAAATATGTAATATGTAATAAAATAATACATCACGGAAACATGAGGGAACATAGAGAACTAGGGAACAGCTAATATATTATAGATAGATAATAGATAGATAGATAGTGATTATGTGATACGAGTATTGTTCCCTACGTGTTCCCTCTGTTCCCTTGGACGGCAAAAATAATAATTAGAAAAGTATTGGAGGACTGAAGAAATGACCAACGGCAAGATAGAAAAGGCCATAGCGATACTAAACACCGCATCTGGCCTGCATAGCATCGAGGACGCTAGGGAGCTGATCGAGAAAGCTGAGAGGTACCTGAGGGATGAACCTGACCTCGTGCATGGCCTACGGCTCAGCAGAGACATGATCTCCGAGGCGGTGGATAGATTGTCTCTGAACATGCCAGAAAACGGCGAGGGGCCTTCTGAGCGGGCCAAGAAGATACATATCTGCGAGAGCGCGCTCCTGCAGATCGTCGAGTACGCCAAGAGCGGCCTGGCGGCTCGCAGGCTGGGATCTCAGGAAGTGGCTGAGGCGATCCTGGCGGGGAATGCTCAGAGGAGCCTCAATGAATTTGAGGAAGTGCAGACCATGAAGCGGGTCATGAAAGAGCATGGCGCGACTATGGAAATGAGGCTAGAGAAATGAAGGAATTTGACGAGATGTATTGCGATCATTGTATGTGTCGCGAATGGGAATCATGCAGGTTAATTACGAATGCCCGGAATTGGATCAAGACCCATGGGGATATCATAGGAAAGAGATTTTTTGAAGATGTGTCTAAGGATTATCCGGGTGCCTTTAGGCCGTTCATGATCGCTTGGGCGGACGAGTTCGGAGGGATTTGATGACCACTCCCAAAAATTGAACGTGTTTTGAAATGTTGCAATGAAATGAAGGTACTTGCATGAATTCAAAAGTATATGTGGTATTAGACCATAACGAGCTGGCCAGGCCTCGGGCCGCGAAGGTCGAGAGGGCGGTGCTGGAGGATGAGCGTTTCGAGATGCGCGATCCTGCCGACTTGCCGTTCGACCTGCAGATCACTCTCGAAAAAGAATGTGAGCACTGCCATGGGCAGCCATTCCCGGTAGAGGAGAGCGTGGTCATGCCGGGCACTATGATCAGGCCCGTTTGTGGCCATTGTATAGGGCATGTTGGCATAATCCGTCGAGAGTTTCACGTCGAACTCAAGGACTTCTCCGAGGACGCCGGTAGCGACTACCTCAGCTCCATCCTGAATGGCCATCTGTGGGAGCAGATCGTGACCGCCAGGGAACGCCAGGAGCCCGTGGTGGTCGTTGTGCTGGGAGATGACAACGACGTAGGGGCCGCCATCAGAAAGGCCGCCAGCCACGCCACAGGAGGCCGACAGGTCAATCCGGACAAGCTGATGGAGTACTACAGGATGGTCGAGGGCTTTGAGGCCAACTGCATCGCCCTGAATGCCCATGTCTGGCGGCTCAAGACAGATCCCTACAAGCGGATGCTCCTCAGGGTCCGCAAGATTCTGGAAGGCGGCGACCTGACGGGATTTGCGCCAGCGCCATCGGAAGGCGAGCGGCAAGCGGTTGGTCTGAGCATCCTGGCCGGGAAGGGCGTGGGGCCGAAGAAGGCAAGAAGCATCCTGGAGAAGTTCCGGCTCCGGCTTGAGCCAAAATACGATCTTACCGATGGGGGTGTGGAATTGGCGTACCTGACTGATTGTGAGGGCATCGGTGAGAATCTGGCGAGGCGGATATGGGAGAGTGGGAGATTGATGGTCGATTCCGGGCGCGTTATCGGGCCACCGAAGCCGAGAAAGAGCAAAGCGAAAGCGAAGGAGGTAACGGCATGACTCGTGCATCAATGTCGTCCGAAGCCCTGATGATACAGATACATGATTTTTGTCATGATGCAAACAGAACCCCGGCACAACGCATATACGAAATTCAGCGGCTTCTGCGAGAAGAGGATGGTGCCGAATGACTCTGATTTCATGCGCTTGGATGCGCCTGAATACCGAAGCGGCGAGGCTCGGCAAGGCGGCATTGTTCTGCACTTACGATGACGGTGATCCATCATATTTGTGTCTTGGTCGCTGGGAGCATGGTACGTGTCCGTGCGCCGACGAGGTGATCGATTGAGCCAGGATGAAATCAAAGCCTGGCTCCAGGAGAATCCTGGTTGGCATCCGGTGAAAGAAATCGTCGTCGGAATTGGCGCGGATCAGCCAAACACGGTATATGATTGTTGCCGTCGTATGCGAAAAAATAAGAAAGTCGAATACAAGGCCGGACCTCATGAGATCTGGTTGTATCGGGTTCGCTAAGGTATATATAGGAGGAACGAAATATTATGGAAGTGTCAGAGCAAGCATCCGAACAGGTTGAACTAGCTGACCATACGCCAGGGGCATCGACGTTTCCCGGTACCCCAACTAGCGGCGGATGGATACCGATTTTGTCACAGCCCAAAGAAGGCGGGCGTCCATTCATTTCTGACTGGATTTGCCCGGTCTGCAAGCGGCTGACATCGCAATCGCAGTCTTGCCCTCATTGTGGCCTCCGGGTCAAGGAGACGCCACGAATTAAACCCAAAGAGCCACTTCCGAAAGGGAAGCGGATCTATAATTATTTTGATTGGGAAGAGGTAGAATATGCCGGACCAAAGAACGATCGACCTCGACATATGGGCTCCTGGAGCAGCGGACCAACTCCCAAAGATCACAGTCACCCCTACCGGCCTGAGAATCGAGGGCGAGCCGAAAGAGTTTGATCGGCTCTGCCTGATCCTGGGTGGGTGGCTGAAACAATAGAAAATAATCGGCTATGATAAGAGGCACGTCTCTTTGGCGTAGCTGAATTGAGCCCACCGGCCCGGCGAGGCTCTAAGTCTCCACCACACTCCATATATCCGCCGGGCCTATCATAGTCATCCGTTGCTGGATGCGTCAGCACAATTCGGGCCGGTAGCCATCCCGGCCCGCTTCCTCCAAATTATATTTAGGAGAACTAAATGGGCCGAAAGTCCAAGATCGAATCTCATCCAAAACGGAATACAATCGTGAAGCGTCTGGCTTCAGGAGAAGAATATTCCGACATAATCCGGGATTTCCCGGAACTCAAATGGGATGATTTAGATTATTATAAACAGAAAAAATTACCAGAAATAATATCAAAATCCAAAGACCTAAAGGATGAAGTAGAAAGCATCCAAGGCACGGATACCTTGGCAGAAGTCCGAGAGCTGAAGACCAAGGCTTTGAACATCCTAGAGAAAGCTGAAAATTCTGGTGATCTCAAGACTGCTCTGCTTGGCATCAGGGAGGCCAGGGGCTGCCTTGAAACCTGTCTGAAGGCAGAGGGGCAGATCAAGGACGGCCCACAAATCACGATTATCAATAATCCCGAATGGGTGGAGCTGCGAACGGTGGTCATTACGGCGCTGGATGCGTATCCCGAAGCAAAGGCGGCGGTTGTCAATGCCATCCGTGGCAGATGATCTCGTTTATGGGGCCGATCCTGTCTTGTGGTGTCGGGAAGTCCTGGGCTACCACCCGGACGACTGGCAGGCGGATCTCCTCCGAAGCCGCCAAAGAAAGATCATCCTCAATTGCTCGCGTCAGAGCGGGAAGAGCACAACCTGTGCCGCTTTGGGCCTGCATGAGTCTATCTATCGCCGTCCCTCTTTCGGGTTGGTGATCGCACCGACACAAGATCAATCGTCTGAGCTGATGCTCAAGTTCGATGAGTTCCGGGGAGCTGTAGAGCTGCCCTCTGACTACCTCAGCACCGACACCAAGCTTGCCGTCCGGTTCGCCAACGGCAACAGATTCATTGCCCGTCCTGGTAGCGAGAAGAGCGCAAGATCCTTCTCGGCAGTGACTCTGCTGCTGGAAGACGAAGCGAGCCGGGTTTTGGATGTGCTCTACAATACGGTCAGGCCCATGCTCGCCGTGTCCAATGGCAGGCATATCCTGATGAGCACTCCCTTTGGAAAGAGGGGTCACTTCTGGAATATCTGGAGCGAGCAGCGGGATTTGTGGGAAGCACATGAAATCCCGGCGGAAATGTGTCCGCGCATAACGAAAGAGTTCATAGCAGAGGAGAAGAGAACAAACCCCTGGTTCGAACAAGAATATCATTGTGCTTTCACTGAAAATATAGATAGTGTCTTCAGCTACGATTTGATAGCAGAAGCAATTAGCGATGATGTGGAGCCTCTGTTTTGATGTCAAAATTCTACGTAGGTCTTGATCTCGGCCAGAGCAGCGACTATACGGCCCTTTCGGTGCTCGATCAAGTCGCTTCAGGCAACGAGTCATCCTACCAGGTCAGGCACCTGGAGCGCGTCCGGGGCGTGCCCTATCCTCAGATCGTGACGAAGGTCACAGAGATCATGAGATCCCCGGCCCTGACCGGCCAGGCTGCCCTCGTGGTGGATCAGACTGGTGTGGGTGCGCCGGTGGTTGACCTCTTCAGGCAGGCCGGGCTCGATCCTGTCGGGGTGCTGATTCATGGAGGCGACAAGGCCTCGCATGAGGGCGATACTTGGCGGGTCCCGAAGCGCGACCTGGTGGGCAGCCTGCAAGTGCTATTCCAGGGCGGGCGGTTGAAGATCTCCAAGAAGCTGCCTTTGGCATTCGTCTTGCAGAACGAGCTATTGAACTTCAAGGTCAAGATCGATCCGGTCACCGCTCACGATTCTTATTCGGCCTGGCGGGAAGCAGATCATGATGATCTGGTGCTATCGGTGGCTATGGCTGCCTGGTGGGCGGAGCAGAATGCCAGTGCGGTAGATCCGGGATGGGGTACTTCCCGGCTGAAAGGAAAAAGAGACTGAGGCTCAATGAAATTCTTGGATCGCATTCTACATAGAAAGCAGAGCGAAGCCGCCGCTCCTGAAATGCAGGGCCGCCCGGTGGTCCGCTTCAATCAGCCCTATGGCTGGCAGGATCGATCTACCGTCGTCTCCGCTGATCGGATCGCAGCGAATCGCTCTATTCCCATTGTACTCGAATCGCTATCAGGGCTGTCAGGGCTCTGCTTCTCGGGCTTCGATCATGTCTTGAAGCCAATCGACTCATCCGACGACACCCAAGGACCGAACATCGGGAAAGCCCTGGCACAGATCCGGATCCAGGAGAAGCGCATAGGCCGGGTAGGAAAGGCCCGGAAGCTTTCGACTTTGGGCCTTGTTAGGGCAGCGGCCTTAGATGGGTGGAGCTTCCGCCAGGCTTTCAGTGAGTACGCCACCGTGCAAGAAGGCGGCTGGCTGAATTTCGCCGAGGTGCAGCACCTACCGGCTCAGAGCTTCAGCACCGCCTCTTCACTGGGCGGCAATGACTACCTGGCAGACAAGATCCTGCCAGGCGTGGTATACGACTCCAAGCAGGACCTCACGAGATTCTTCCAGTATTCTGGCAGCGGACAGGCAAAGGAGCTGGAACCAGACGGCATACTGTACATAGAAGATGTGACAGTTCCTACCGACCTCAGTTTCCTGAAGGTGCTCAACCCAATCATGGAGCAGTGGAAAGAGGTCCGCCGCTATGGGATGACTGCTGAGAAGCGGGTAGCCGTGCCGAATGAAACCGAACGGATCGATGCGAACGATATCGTGAAGATGATCACGGCCAAAGTTCCTGTGAAAGTCCAGGACCTGATCGACCACTGCGACGACTTGGCCGAGAACCAGGGGTACGCCAACAAGAAGGTAGCAATCCCGGGGACCCGGATCGAGTACCCATCCATCAGTATGCCGCTCAACCCTTGGGAAGCGGACCAGTATCTGAAGGATGAGATCTGCGACTTCTTCTTCAGAAGAAATGTGCTGAAGAGAGTCGAGCAGGCCATCAGCACTACAGACTCTGGCGCAAAGGCGCTCCTGGACATCCACATCTCGTCTGAGAGGGAACTTTGGGGCAAGCCCTACGAGGGGCTGTGGAATCAGTGGCTTGAGTGGAATGGCTTCGGGCTGGTGGATGAGTTCGACTGGTGGCAGTGGACTCCTGCCGATAAGGAAAAGGAGCATCAGCGAAACCTCGAAAACTTCAGATCACATACAATAACAATTCAAACTTTCTGCGAATTGGAGGGACTACCCATTCCATCAGATGAGCCTGGGCCAAATGGTGGGCCTTCTGAGTTGGACATCCTGATAGATCAGCATAATCGCATTTTCGGAAACAAGGGCGCTGAAGGCAATGTGCTAAACCCATCCTCAAAAACGGTGTAAGACATGTCAGTCCCCGAATTCGTCGATGATCTCTTAGCAGCCCAGGCAGATGCCGCCAAGGACATCGAGAAGGACTTTCTGAAGTCCGTCAAGATCACGATCCAAAACACCGACTGGGAGCAACTGGAGCGCGACCTGGCCGCCCATGCAAACGGGGACGCCATCGTCGGCGGCGTGAAATGGGAGGACTTCGACCCCAAAGAGCGGCTGAAGGACCTCTTCTCTGCCTGCCTGGACATCGACGGCGAGTACATCGGAAAGGTCACCGGCGGGGCGAAATTCGATTACGTAGATCCGCGGGCCCTGGAGTGGATTGAGAAGTACGGTGCGGACGATGTAGTAGACATCGATGCCAGTACGAAGCGAGCAATTCGAAACATCGTCCGGGAAGGCTACGAGACAGGCATCACTCCCAGGAACCAGGCCCGACGGATCAGAGAGCTGGTGGGTCTCGATGAGCGCCGGGCCGAGGCACTTCGAAAATATTCAGAAAACCTATTCTCAAAGGGCCTGTCTGAGGCGCGGGTCTGGGAGCTGATCGAGAAGAAAGGTCGGGCGCTGCTGAATGCGCGGGCGCTGACCATCGCCGTGAACGAGACCTCTGAGGCCTCGGCGCAGGCTGGCTATTGGTCCACTAAAAGCGCATGTGAGAGAGGCGTCCTCGATCCCACAGAGTACGAAGGCTATCGGATAGTGACGCCGGACGAACGGCTCTGCTCCCGATGCGCTCCAATCGCCGGAGAATCCCGGCAGATCCCGGATGGGACATATGAGTCCACCGGATCGAATACGGCGAAAGTTCATACTTGCTGCCGATGTTGTGAGGGTCTTAGGATGAAGAAAAAGAAAGAGATGAAAGAGTCTGGCAAGACCTCAACCGATGTGGTTTTTGAGGCCAGATCCCTCAGGCGGAAGGATGGCGTTATATACTGCCCCACAGTGCCGCTGGTTGAGGGGGTATTCTCAGGTCTCGGCTTGCCGGTTCTCCGACTGTACGAAGAGTTCTCGAAAGATGCCAAGTGGTTGCAGGGTCTAACAGTGCTGACAAACCACGAGGACCTTTCCCCCAGCTCCCGGCGCATAGGGCAACTGGCAAACCCGGTATCGAGACCGGACACTAAAGACGTAGCAGCCACCACCCAATTCTATGAAATCGATCTCACGCAACGGGAAATCGAAAAGATCACGGGCGGCGAACCGCTGCACGGATCACTATCACTTTCATATAATATCGAGAACACTTCCGGTGACTGGAATGGCCAGCACTACGAGGCCATCGAGCGCGGGCCCTATGTTTTCTATGAATATAGCATGGTCCGGGAAGGCGTGGTGACACCGGCAGATGGTGCCGGTTTTAACATGGAATGCAAAAAATGCAAAAGTTCGCATTCACGATCATCCGCTCCAGGAGGAGCCGATATGGATATTGAAGAAATGAAACAGGCAATCGATGAGGCCCTAGCGCCTCTCAAGGGGCAGATAGCTTCCCTGGAGCAGAGCAATACCAAGCTGCAGGATGAGCTGAAGACAATCAAGGAGCAGGCCGAGGCTGACAAGAAGGCCCAGGTATATGAGGCTTTCCAAGGCAAGCTCAAGCCCGGCCAGCAGGAGAAGGCAAAGGAGCTATTCGAAGCCTATCAGGCCGATCCGACTCGGTGGGTGCTGGAGAACGCGGACAAGTTCGTCCAGGCACGCGAGGCCAGGGGCTTGCAGGGCAGGGCCATCACAGAAGGCGGCCAAGGCGGATTCGATCTGGAGCAGGAAAGGGCCAAGCTCAAGGCTGAAGGGAAGGTGATCTGAAATGGCTCTGAAGGATACTCTCATAGAGCAGGGTCCGGCGGGCGTCACGCCTTACGCTGCCGGTGCAAACGTGGCCTTCGGCGTGGCTTTGGTTCGGTCTGCTGCGAGGACATGCAAAGGCTCGAAGGATGACAACGACGACACTATCCTGGGCTTCTCCGTGCAGCCCCAGAACGGCGTAACCCTGGATGAGGATGGATTCTACCAGGCGAGCAATGATGCTGGCGTTCCTGATATCGTCAGGGTAGCCCGCAAAGGCGCCATTATCAATGCTCTGGTAATCGCCAAGGCCAACACCTCCATCGTAGACGGTGATTTCCTTGAGGCCGCGCCTGTCGGAAATGCAGCCAGCTACCTAGGAGTTCTCAACGAGGCCGGAAGCAACGCTGGCGAAACGATGCTCACGACCGTCCTGGCTCAGGCCCTTGAGGACTGCACTCTCACAGATGCCAGCTACAAGACCCCTGCCAGCAACATCGAGATTGGCGACAAGACTGCGACTTTTTCATCTGCCAACCTGACGCTTCTCAATCTCAAGGAAGGCGATTACATCCTTCTGGAAGATGTCAACGGCAACGGTCAGCTCAACCGGGTCAAATCGCTAACAAGCACCGTAATAACCATGCAGCTTGCATCAACTGTGCAGATAGTGGCGGCCACAGATCTGGTGTACAAGGTCTTCCAGATCAAGGCTCTGGTGCTCTAGGAGGTATTCAAGATGACTCTAGATCCCAATTTCGGCTCTTCCATTCCCCCGGAAGTCATTCAGAATATGCAGAAGACTATTCTCGACTTCCAGCAGCGACACAAGGACGGCTACATAGGCCGCCAGCTCATCGAGCAGCGGCCCGGCGTGGCCCCTAAAATCAGAAAGGATGTCGTCAGGCACATCGATATGTCCACCCCCCAGGACGGCGTATCCCACGCCAGGATCAGCCTGGGCGGAACTTCCCCGGATATCGTCGGAAACAAGGCCAAGGACAAGCTCTTCCAGATCTACCGGATAGACGATGCTATCCAGAGGAATGAGGATGAGGTTGCCCTCGATCCCTCTCTCTGGAATCGGGATACTTCCCTGGCAATGATGGAATGCCTCAGGCGCGAGAACTACACGATCATCAACGGTGACAGCACCCTGGGCATCACCGGCCTGGTTGGTGCCTCAGCAGCCAACTCTTTGGGCTCAATCACCTCAGGCACCAACGCCGGCGCATGGGATGGCTCCGAGACCGATGCCGTCATGGACCCCTACGACGACCTACGAAAGGCGCTCAACTACATCGATCCTGACCTGATCGGCACGCTCTACCTGGCGGGCAGGCCCGCGTACATGAACTATCTTCTCCAGGAAGACGACCTTGGAAAAATCTTCGCAGACAAGATCGGCCCGAGGATCTTCGGACGGCCAGCCGGGGACAATAGCTGGATGGTGAAGAGCGACTACTTCCCGGCCAACTATGTCTATCTCGTGCTGAAGTCCGCCGAGGCCGCTGAGCTGGTAATCCCAGAGGACTACAATGTAGATGCCAACTATCCCCGGCAGAAGGGGCAGAACATCTATGCTGAAGTCGGTGGATGGATTGGGATCGAGATGCACACCAACGATTTCATTGTGCCGATCGGCATCAACTGAGGTTCTCATGGCCAACAGACCAAGAAGCCTCATGGGGCGTCATGCGGGAGTCGGCCTAAAAACCGGCTCCGGCGGCACCCTGGATGTAGATCTCTCTGAGTTAGACTCCAAGACCGCGCCGGTGATGGCTGATAGCGTGGCAGGCATCGATTCGGAAGCTAGCGACGCATCGGTGATCATGACTCTGACCAACATACTCAAGATCCTTGGCGAGACGGCAGCCGGAACTCAGGCCTCATCCGGCCTCACTGAAGTCGATGGGGTGCTGAAGGTAGCGCCTGCCGATGAAACCCTTGTGCCGTCTACTGGCTATCTCCTGACGCAGAACGCAGCAGGAGCGCCGCACAAAGATCTGTTCTCGGATATCGTGGCCCTCCTGACAGGCAACGGCCTGACCGATTCGGCAGGAGTCGCCGCTGTGCTGGCTGAGGATGCCTCCCTGGTGGTCGGGGCAAGCGGTGTCAAGGTCAAGGCGGCTGCCTTGAAGCACGTGCTGGCAGATGGCACCGCCGCCGCTACCGCCGTTACCGTAGCTGGGATGGCTGTGGGGGATGAGCTGATATCCGTCCATTCACAGGCCACCAAAGCCGCCGTGGCAACGATCACTGACCGCACCGCCGAATATGCAATCGGTGCCGGCGAGCTGACCAAGGCAGCGGGCACGAATGAGACAGACAATCAGCTCGACATCTGGTACTGGGATCGAACATGAAGTAGGTGATGCGGATGACGTTCGAGCGCGCAGCGTTCGACGGGGTGGTGATCGATGATATCGCCATTGGGGGCGTACTCCAAGCCAAATTTGTGACGAAGCGAACCCAGAAAGAGATCATAGTAGATGACGATGATGCGGTCCGCCGAATGGGCACACTCCAGGACGCCGATCTTTCTCTGACACTGTTGCGCAGCCCCGGCGATCCCGGGCAGGCCGCAATACTGGCCAGCGATCGCAACAACACTCAATGCGAGTACGTGGTCGTGAAAGGCTCAATAGTTTTCGTTGCTGTGGCCGGGGTGGCGCAGATCGGATTTTCGAGTGCTGTGCAAGACGAAAATGCCATAGATGTGATGCTGAGCACGAGCAAAGACATAGCGATTTTGTATTAGGCAGGTGAAAAAATGACGACATGGACACAAGAAGTCCGGGATGATCTGGATACGATAGCTGGCGGCGTGGCTGGAGGAGGATCTACGCCTGCATCTGGTCAGAAAACTGTGACCACGGCTGGGACGGCTGTAGCGGTCGGCGGAGATATCGACGCGAAGGAAGTGATTATCATCGCCGATCCCGATAATGGCGGGAACGTCTACATAGGTGACAGCACAGTAGATTCGACCGGCGCAAAGCTCCCACCTGGCGGAATCCTGCCTGCAGGAAACGTCAACCTCTCCGAGATCTACATCGATGCCGATGTGAGCGGCGAAGGTATTAGCTACTACTACACAGTATGAGGATGTGGAGATGATGGATATGGGATTTGCAACTGAAAGAGATTTCGAGAATGCACTGGCATGGAACGCAACAACTCGGAGGGAAAAGAGAGACAAAGCACAGCTCATCGCAGAGGGCATCCAGATCCTACAAGCCGCGAGAGACGAGCCTCAAATAGTGCTCAAGGATCTTGGCCCCAAGGACCCTGAGCAGCCTGATGGCGAGCACAACTACGAGGAGCTTCAGGTAGAGAATCCGATCTGGAGGCAGTACGGATTCGAGAGCAGGGAGTATGCCCTGACAATGTTGACTAGATTCGAGGCTGTATGATTCCTGGCCAATACCTCACGCCTGCCCTGGTGCATCGGAATGCTGCCCAGGGGCTGGGGGGGTATGATAGGGCCTCTCCGCCCTATCATGCTGGATCGGATACATCAGCAGATAGGAGAACTCTCATCATTCCTGCAATGCGTGTCAACATCGGCGGCTTAGGGCATTACACTGGGGAGGAAACTGAGCTGGATCTCAATGACGCGGACACATGGGATACCCTGGCAACTGACTACACCGTGCCAGTGACACGGGCTGGAATGTCCTTTTCACTATATGCCTGCCGGCCTACAGCAGGCCGGGTGCCGGTATTCAAGATTTCGGCTAGCTCAAGTGCTCCAAGCGGATACACGACCACCACAAGCCGGAAAATAGGGGGCTTCGACTGCCTGCCATATGTGACCGCACCGACATGGACAGCCGACACGGTTATTGCGCTCAACTATGTGGTCCAGCCCACGACACCAGGCACAAATAAACTCTTGTATAAGTGCACGGCCAGGTCAGGCGATTACAAGACTCATGCCTCAGCCGAGCCGACCTGGCCCACAACCGCAGGCGAAACGATAGTAGATGA